ATCCAGACTCTTGACCCATTGCCATAGCTTTACGGTATTCCTTAGCCATAGCTCCTTTAAGTATCTCACCTAATTTAAGGCTATCAGCTTCTTTTACTGAACCCTCATACATAACCGTTAAATATCCTTGAAGAGTCTCGTGAAATGCTGAACCGAATAACGTATGTATAGATTGATTAAACTTACGCAGGTTATCTACATAGTTTAATTTCCACCTACGTGGACATTGAGCATACATTGAGTATTGAGAATAGGAAATAGATTTCTGCTTCTTTTTCTTCTTGACTTGGGTCAAATCGTCTATAGTTTTAGGTTTAATCATATATAAAGATACGAAAAATAGTGGAGACTACCAACTACTTCCATTGTTTATTCTTAACTATTTGAGCTATAATACCGTATATAGAAAGGTCTTGAAATGTATCAGTAACTGATTCTGTCTTTACCTTTGCTTCTTTACTCAACAATACTAGCTGCTTTAATCGTTGAATTTTATCGTTCATTCTAAACCATAAACCAGTCAATGCTACTTTCTCCTCTTCTGGTGTATCTAGATTAGATCCTACTGATATATTACCTTTGCCATAATCTAACATCTTACGAGCAAATAAATGGAATTGCTCTATTGTTATTCGTTCGTATGCTTTATAGATATCAGGGTACTTATCTTTTAGTTCGTCAATATCGTTAGTATATGTTTTTTCTTTTGATAAATCGCGTTCGCTTATTTTCATTTTAATAACTTTTTTATTTCTTTATCTGTTTTACCATACCCACGCAGCATATCGGTTAATGTTTCTACACCTGTACTGAAGTGAATATACATTTCTATACGTTCTTTAGCCTCTTTACGGCTAATTTCGTAGTGATGAGCTACCATTTGAACTAATTCAGGATTAAATTTATTCACTTTCTTACCCTTAACATATTTACTAAATAGTTTTTGCTTTGGTAGGATATCACTGAGCATCTTGAAGTGAACCTTTTTATCTAGCGAATAGTATTTTTGTACAAAATTAATGATTTCAGTAACTCCAGAATTCATGCTCAACCACCTATTCACCATATAAGTATTATATGCTTTCCAATCACTATCAGTATATGTGTCTGAATTTACCTTTTTAAAAGTAAGATCACCTAAAATATTAAATATAGTTTTTGGCTTACTCACTTGCAGGAGGTAAAAATTGTTCGTTTACGTGACCGCAATCATTACATGCAAATACTTGTACTGGTATCAAAGATTCTTCACCAGTTGGAGACATAATTGCTGAAAGTTTTTTAAACATCATTAACTGTACAAATAGTTTGTGACCACATTTTTCACAAGACACATCTTCTGTATCTTTTAATGCAACTTTCACCTGCATATTCTGATCAGGCTGCCCTTGCGGAGGTTGCTGACCTTGATTTCCTTTTACTACTCTCATATCTTCCCTTATTTTGCTTTATATTTAATACCTTCAGCTAACATTTTATTAGCTTCTGCTTCTGCTGCCATTACACTTTTAAAACTTCCTGTTAAGACATGCTTACCATGGTATACAAATACTTCAGTACTACCTGGCTTTTTCACATTCTCACCTCTCATATTCTTAACCCAGCCTCCGATAACAACCTTCTGCCTTATATCTAAATATCCAACTTTTTTAATGTAATTACCGTATTTTAATTTATTTTTATTTTTTGACATATTATTTCTCCAAAGTTGTTATTATTTTACTAAACATTGCCATTATGTTAATCTCTTTATCTACTATAAATGTATCTTGATATTGAGCTTCTGCTATGATAACTATACAATTTGATATCTTATTACTTGCAAATTCATCAATATTATCAAATAGAAATCTGTATAACTCCTCAAAGGTTTTAACTTGACTATCTGCTACTATTTTTCGAATCGTATTAAATTTCATAGAACCTTTTAACTCATTGAGGACATCAGTCATCCAATCAGCTTGAAGCATTGATGCTTTATCTATAACAACTCTACCATCTACTACCTGTCTCTGTAAGCCGTTTATACCTCTACGAATATCGGGATAAGTTGAGTTAACTATAGTTCTAATCGAATCGAGTTCTACTTTAACTGACTCTTCTTTGCATATATTATTAAGTCGAAGTGCTACATTCGATTTATTAGGAGGTGTAATACCAAACACCTGACATCTTGATTGTATAGGATCTATAATCTTTTCAACATAATTACATGTCAGTATAAATCTAGTATGTTTAGAGAAAGTTTCCATTATATTACGTAATGCTGCTTGAGCATTAGGGGTCATATAATCAGCTTCGTCTAATATTACAACCTTAAGTGCTGAAAATCCAGCACTACTAGAAAACTGTCTAATCTTATTACGAACAGTATCCACATTATTTTCATCAGATGCGTTAATGTAGATATGATCACAATCAATATTATTAATTATAATCTTAGCAAGTGTAGTTTTACCAGTACCTGCTCTACCATAAAATAGAAGGTGAGGAATATCCCCGCCTTCTATATATGTTTTCATCTTACCAACTATTACATCGTTACCGATATAACCATCTAATGTATCAGGTCTATATTTCTCGACCCAGAGAGTATTTTTATTACTATTCATATGTTAAATATAAGAAATTTTTCTCGATTAAGCAACTATTACATCATTGGCATTTGACCTGGACCAACTACTGCTTTGCTATCATCTTTAATATTAGTTAATATACATTCTGTAGTTAATATTGTACCAGCAACTGATGCAGCTTTTTGAAGTGCTGTAGTTGTTACTTTACATGGATCTATAATACCAGCCTCCATCATATCTACAACTTTTTCACCTCTAGCATCAAATCCTGTATTACCATTAAAGCCTTTCTTCGCTTTAATATCATTCCATACAACATCACCGTTTAATCCAGCGTTCGACATAATAGCTCTAAAAGGTGCTTCACATGCATATCGCACGATATCAATACCTGATGTTTGCTCATCATTATCACCTATTAACTCAAGTTTTGATACAGCGTGCATTAAAGCAACTCCTCCTCCTGGTATAATACCTTCATCAATTGCAGCTCGAGTAGCATTTAAAGCATCTTCAACTCTATCTTTCTTCTCTTTCATCTCGATTTCAGACTCAGCTCCAATTTTTAATATAGCTACTCCACCAGATAATTTAGCTAACCTCTTTTGAACCTTTTCACGTTCCCAACCAGACGCTGCGTTATCTAATGCAGATTTAATTTCTTCTGCTCTGTGACTAATCTGATCAGCATCACCGTACCCGTCAATAACTGTAGTAGTTTTACTGTCTATTTTTACCTTCTTGCAAGTACCAAACCATGATGCATCAATAGTATCTAGCTTCATACCTTTATCAGGTGAAACTAATTGACCACCAGTTAAGATAGATAAATCTTGTAGTAGAGCTGTTCTTTCTTCACCAAATGATGGAGCTTTAACTGCCGCTACTGATAATGTACCTCTAACTTTATTTACTACTAAACCAGCTAATGCTTCACCATCAATATCTTCAGCGATAATCAATAAAGGTTTTCCAGCTGCGATAGCATATTCTAAAACTTTAACAATATCTTTTAAGTTAGATACCTTTTTATCATAACATAAAATTAACGGTTCATCTAACTCTACTGACATATTATTATTGTTAGTAATAAAATATGGTGATAAGTAACCACGGTCAAACTGCATACCCTCAACTATATCAAGTATAGTTTCAGCTGTAGCTGATTCGTCAACAGTTACTACACCTTCTCTACCCACTGCATTAATAGCATCTGCTATAATACCACCAACAGTTTCATCATTGTTAGCTGAAATTGTTGCTACTTGCTGAATAGGTTCGTCACCTTTCACTTCTTTACTCATACCCTTTAAAGTATTAACTACTTCAATAACTGCTTTATCGATACCTCTTTTTAGTTCGATTGGGTTACCACCAGAAGATACTCGTTTAAATCCTTCTTCTATAATAGATTGAGCTAGAACTGTAGCTGTTGTAGTACCATCTCCTGCAACTTCGTTAGCTTGTTCTGATACTTCTTTTATCATCTGCGCGCCGGCATTTTCTACTGCATCTTCTAGTTCTATTTCCCTTGCTACTGTAACACCATCTTTTGTTGATACAGGTGCACCGTAATCTTTTTCTATAACTACATTACGTCCACAAGGTCCTAATGTAACCTTTACAGCGTTTGCTAGCTTATCAACACCACTCTTCATCTTTGAACGTGCGTTTGAATTAAAGTCTAAAT